TTCTAAATCTTCAAGTGCTAATTTTGCTCTATGGTACACTTTGTTTAATCCTACTTTAGCTTTTATTACTTCTATCATTGTATTCGTGTTTGTGTTGTTTGTAGTCTATATTTTTTTAAGTTGTCTACACCTTGCATTGTAAACCCTAAACCATTATTGTAAGAAAATAATAAAGGTTCGTTTAAATTTGTTAGTTGCCCACCAGTTTCTTTATCTTTTATTTTTTCGACTGTTATCATAGTTTCAAATTTCATAACTGGGTGTGCTACTAATCTGTGAATAGTTATCATATTATCGGTACGATTCAAAAAACTTTTACCACCTTCTATTGAAGCTTTTAATGGTGCTTTTAAGTGTCCAGCCCATTCGTGATTTTCTGCATATAAATTACCAGCACGACCACTTTCTGAATTTGGGTGTGAACTTATAAATAAACTTTTTTTTGTTTGATTGCAAAAAACTCTACTTTGATTTAAAAACTCATAATTTGCATTGTGACTTATTTCACGATTCAAACCAGTAAATGGATCAATAAAACAAACATCACATTTTACACTATCAAAAATTTCAAATAGTTCTTGTGGTGTATATAGCTTTTTGTTGTCTACAAAAGTGAAATATTGGTTTAAGTGATTGTAAGCACTTTGTATAGTTTTTAGGTGTATTTTTTTAAATGGTTTACCTACATACATTTGTATCATATCACGTAGTATTTGACCACTTGTATTTTCACCACTCCATATACAAAACGTCTTATCATTTATTAATGCTTGTGATAGCATATAATAAACAAACCAAAACGTCTTCCCAACATTATCGTGTCCTAAAATTATTGTGATTTCGCCTTTTTTTAGTCTGAAGTAATTATCTAAATTATTACCTATACCAATACCTGGTTTTATTTTTCCTTCTTTATAGTTTTGTAAATATTGAAATTCACTTCCTTGTGTTACCAGCATTTAGTTGTGTTTTTATGTGGTTTAATAAATGGTCATCTTTACTTGTATTCGTGTTTTCTTTAGCTAACCAATTTCGTGCAGTCAAATATAAGCTTTTATATTTTTTATTTCCTTGATAGTTTTCAATAGCGTCTAAAACACGGTCTATCTGTTCTTTAGTATATAATTTATTTAGCTTATTAAATTCATCAATAGACAAACTTAAATGATTAAACTTCCTATATATATTTATTACATTAACATTATCATTTACATTAACAGCTAATTTTGCTACCTTTTGTTTAGCATTGGTAGCTTTTGCTAAACCACCTAAACGACCAGCT